GACTGGAGTTCAGACGTGTGCTCTTCCGATCTGCCACGGCGGCTGCCAGTTCCGATTTTCCGTTCTTCTTGGGTATCTCGATGTAGGCAGTATTGAACTGCCGATATCCGTTCTGTTTTACCGTGCCGAAGATGTCACGGATGATCTGTTCCTGCCAGTCGAGCAGCTGAAACTTCTTGCCTGCCCATGTGCCTTTCGTATGACAGAGTTCTTGAATAAACGCCACGGCAAAATCCGCAGCCGATTTGTCGTAGTGAGAGCCTTTTGCCATGAACTCCGTAGGCTTGTATTTCTTCAGCTTTTTCAAAGGCTCACCTCCAAAATGGCATAAAAATAACCGCATTCCTGCGGCTCACATAACGAGATACAGAGCCTTTCGGCTCGGTATCCGGGAATATTCCATTCCTCAGTATCAGTTGTAATTCTCTAAAAGGATGCAGTAGGCCATCTGTGTGGGAAGTCCCTCATCCGGCTCGATGTCCCAGCCTCTGTCATAGTTGGCGGCAATCTTGCCGTCAATCTTGATCGTCAGCTTGGAAATCCTGCCGCCGTTGATACCCCACTGGCAGCCCTCGTCAAAGGACTTCACCCAGTAATGGGCAATCTTATAACCACCGTCCTGCATCGGAATGCCAATCGCACCTTCATGCCACATGGTCTGTCCCTCCAATCACTCGGTCTCTCCGGTCAAAATGAAGTGGGCATACTCTCTGCGGGGGTCTTCCAGATAGATGACCAGTTCGTAGAATCCCATGTCATTGGCGATGCGCTGCACCATGTTCACATCGAACATATTGGTGAGGGCGGTGTCCCGGACTGCAAGGATCTGCTTTTTAATGGTTTCAGTCATTGCCGTCCACCACCTTTCTGCAGGAATCTTCGCCGTAGACGATGCCGAGGTGACAGCCGTTGTCCCAATCCACATGGATCGTTCCGGTATCATCCACACAGCACACAGTCCCCTTCAAGCCTTCTGGCATGGTGCGGTAAGGGTCGTTCATCTCCACCAGCACCACACGGATGCCGGAAGGATACTCTCTCTTGATGCGTTCAACGATTGCTCTTGCAGGGAACATCATTCTGCATCACCGCCCTTCTTGGCACCGCTCTTGAATGCGGCCGACCCGGTCAGGTTCTGAAGGAGGATCTTGCGTTCTGCCTTGAACTCCGCACCGATAAAGCCGAGGCGGAGAAGGAAACAGCGGAATGCGTATTTGTCGTTGTCGACTTCCTTTTCCTTTGCGGTCACACGCTTTGCTTTCACACTCATCTCGCAAAGGGCTGCGATGAACTTGGTGTAGGCATCCAGTTCTTCCGGGGAAGGGATGGTTTCAAACCAAGGGAAGGAAACCTTGTCCTCAGAAATCTCGATGCGGATGTCGGTTACCCCCAGTGCCTTGCGAATCAGGCTGCCTTTGGCGTCCAGAAGCCTTGTGAGGTTTTCGACCGCAACCTTGTCGAGGGGCATCGAAATGGTCAGCCCGGTCGTTTCTTTGGTTTCGTTCTCTTCCTTCAAGGTCTCGGCAAGGAAACCCTGTCCGGCAAGATGCTCGATGAGGTTTTCGATTTCCTCGCTGTCGGCGCGGTCATCGAACTCCAGATTGCCTTCCTTGGTAACCGTGAAGTAATCGATCTGATAGGCTGCACTCGGCATTCCGAGGTACTTTGCCTTTGCTCCGGTGAACTCGCTGATGGCCTGCACCAGTGCTTTTCTGTTTTCTGCTTTGTAGTCAATGGTCATTGTAACTACCTCCTTTGAATTTGGTGTAGTACATATATCACTCTAAAGCCCCAGAATAGCAACTCATTTATCCACAAAATCTGTACCAAGGATTCTGCCTGTCAGCTGGCTATAGTACACAATCCCGGACAGGACAAATACCACGTTGGGAAGTGCCACACCGTTGCCCCACATCTTATATTCCGCAGAATCGGAGTGTGGGTCTTTCAGCCATTTGATAATCTGCTTTTCCGTTTTCGCTTTACCGGAAGTGCCTGTGATACGGCGGTGGGTCTCAAACACCTCGCTCCACCAGGAAATCTCTTCTGCGGTAGGTTCATCCGTACCGAGGTCATCGCACCACCAATCCGGGAAGCCCTGCAGTCTGGCACATTCGGTCGGAGTCAGACGGCGGACGATGTAATCCATAGCATCTTCATCATTTACAATGGGCGGGTCTTTATAATCCGTAGCCACCAGCGTGTTTGCCATCTCCTCAGAGGCTTCCGTGAAAAACGATGCCTTACTGGAAGAATAGGTGGAATGTGCGACCGCACCGGGACCTTTTGCCACGATGGTCGGTTCCAGTTCTTCTTCCACAGCAAAGCCGAATTTCGCATTCTGCCCCTGGTTGAAAGCAGCACGGTCAATGCCATAGGCTTTCTCACATACGAAGTTGGATTCCGGATTCTTCAGCTGTTGACTGGAACGACCCTTCGGACCGTCATTGGCAGATAAGGTCGCAGCCTTTTCGCAGAATGCTACTGCGTGTCTGTCTGCCGTATTCAGCGTAAAGGAAACATCCTCACCGACACCGCTGCCCTGTGGCCCGTTCTTTTCCGCTCGACCGATCATAGAACCCTGCACTGCTACCACAGCGATACCGCCCTGATTGCAGTTGGGATTACCACCGTTGGCATCAAGGCAGCGGGAGGTATCCGCTTCATAGAATCCGCTGTTGGGATTGTCCGACTGCATGGAATGACTCGCCTTGGCACAGATGCCGTAAGCCTTCGGCACAAAGACCGTCTGGTCGTTATGCGTTCCGAGTGTAGCGGAAAGGTCATCCTGGATCAGTGCACCTTTACCACCGCCTTCGCATCCGCTGCGGATCTTCAGAGTTTTCGGTGCCTGAAGCACGAATGGCTGATTATTACCGCCGGTCCCAAAGGTGGAAAGCACCGTCTGGGATACGGTCAATGGTCCTGTGTATCGGCAGTCCTGTGAATGGTTTTCAAACACAAGCGGAGGATGATGGCTTTCGGCACGAAGGGTGCAGGTCACATCTTCCGTCACATCCATGCGGTTGCCGCCCTGGTCATTTAAGCAGAGGCAGCCTGTTTCTCCAGTGCCTTCTGCAGGATCTCCGGCAGCTGTTTCCCACGAGCGGAAGCCCTGCGGAGTATACCCAGACAAGCCTTCTGACTCAAATAATATTTTTCCGGCACACCCGTCTGCAAAATCTGCGACAAGGTAGATACGTTTTCTGCGTTGGGGTACTCCCCAAAACTGCGCATCGAAGAGTCTCCAGGCAACAGAGAAACCTTCTCCCACGATCTCTCCGGCATTTGCCCATTTGTCAGACGCAGGCACTGAAAACTCAGTGTCTTTGATTTTGCAAATCTCTTCGAGGACGCATCGGAAGTCTTCTCCTTTGTTACTGGAGAATGCGCCGGGGACATTCTCCCACACGATAAATCTCGGATATTTTCCATTGGTCTTGCACCTCATTTCCTTCACGATACGGACAGCCTCATAGAAAAGAGAGGACCGGCTGCCGTCCAGGCCACTGCGTTTGCCCGCAATGCTCATATCCTGACAGGGGCTTCCGAACGTGATGATATCCACTGGAGGGAGTTCGGCACCGTTCAGCACCGATACATCTCCGTAATGCTTCATGAAGGGCATCCGCTTGGTGGTGACACGGACAGGAAAAGGCTCGATCTCCGATGCCCACACAGGGGTAATACCGGAAATCAAGCCTCCTAAAGGAAAACCCGCCGAGCCGTCAAACAGACTGCCCAGAGTCATATTACTCATACTCCACCTCCATAGCAGCTACCGCTTCTTCGTAGGTGAGTTTCTTACCGTCACGGATGACATAGATGCCGTCCGTCTTTTCTTCGTGACCGCTGATATAGCGTTTCACCGCCACATCCACATATTTCGGCTCTAATTCGATGCCATAGCAGATGCGGTCGATCTGGTCACAGGCGATAAGGGTAGACGCAGAGCCGAGAAAAGCATCCAATACGATGCCGTTGGTCTGTGTGCACTGCTTCACCAGATAGGCGATCAGCGGAACAGGCTTACTGGAAGGATGGCCGAAGCCGTCTGCCTTGGAATTCTTGATACCATCGAATTCAAACACAGCCTTCTGTTTCTGGTCACCGTACCAGATGTGTTTGCCGTCTTTTCGCCAACCCCAGATGATCGGTTCCATGTTGAATTTCCAGTCAGTACGCATGAGGGGCGCTCTCGGCTTCTTCCAGATAAGTCCTGCGCCGACCTTGAATCCGGCATCCTCGTAGGCATCGTAGAAGAGCCTTGCCTTCATGGTCGCATAGAACACGTAAATGGAGGCATCCTTCGCCATCACTTCATGCAGACACTGGAATGCTTTCATAAGAAATTCATAGGCATCCTTATCATTGAGATTGTCATTGGCAATCGTGCCGGACGCATTGTTGAGGGCAACCATGTACGGAGGGTCAGTGCAGACCAGATTGACCTTTGAATCTCTGACCAATGCCGTATAGGTATCCTGGGCAGTGGAATCTCCGCAGATTACACGGTGCTTGCCGAGATGCCAGATGTCTCCGGTCTTGGAGAAACACGGCTTCGCCAGTTCTTCCTCCACATCGAAATCATCCTCTTTGGCTTCTTTTTTTTTTTTTTTCAGGTCTGCGATTCCCTGTTCGTCAAATCCGGTGAGGGAGATATCAAAATCGGCACCCTGCAATGCTTCAATCTCCACACGCAGAAGCTGTTCGTCCCATCCGGCATCCATTGCCATCCGGTTATCCGCAATGACATAGGCTTTCTTCTGAGCGGGTGTCAGATGGTCAACGAATACGCAGGGGACTTCCGTGATGTTCTCACCACGGGCAGCAAGCACTCTGCCGTGTCCGGCAATGATGTTATAGTCACGGTCGATGATGACCGGATTGATGAATCCAAACTCACGCAGAGAGGAACGCAGTTTGTTGACCTGCTCCGGGGAGTGGGTTCTTGCATTATTAGCATAAGGAATCAGCTTGTCGATGCTAACGAGCTGCATATCCGTTGTCGTAGTCATCATACCAACCCCCATTCTGCGAACTTCTCAAAGCCGCCGATGGACTGGATGTAGTTCCTTGCAATCTCCACGATCTCGGCATAAGGAATACCGTCAACGGTATCATCGCCGATGGCACAGCACAGTTCCACAGGCTTTCCGGTCTCCTGTGCCTTGAGCCATGCGTAGATATTGACGGACACATCTGCCTTGGAGAGGTCCTTGCCGTGCAGACCGCCGCCCGTTACGGAATCAGCCATATCAGAGCCGAGTTTGCGGTTGGTTGCTCCGGTATCTACATTCGTACCGCCAGTCCATTCGCCCAGGGGATTGACCTCCGCACCTCTGTACTTTTTCTTCAGAAGTACACTTTTTGCATTGCTCTGACAGATGATGAGCCTTGCCTGGTCGAGAATGTACTTTCCGTCATAAGGATAGGAAGTGTAGATATCCCTTGCGATCATGGACAGAGCCTTCTGCTCTTCGGTCACAGGAACGCCACGGAAGATACCGTTATCACCGCAGCGGATGCCTTCTTTCTGATTGCCAGCGAGTATCTCATCCTGCGGACGGATATCCGAAATGACTGCCATAGACCCGGCAATGCGGGTAACGATGCGTTTGATCTGTTCTGCGAAGATGTCCGCACTGGTCTCTACGATGACATAGCACACACCATGACCGATAAGGACCTCAACGGCTACCTTGGGATTGGCTTCTGTCTTGTACGCAAGGTCAACGATTGCACCTGCGATTCTGTCTGCCACCTTATCGGGATGGCTCGGATTTACTTTTTCAAACATAATCAGATTCCTTTCCTGGTGCGGAGTAACCGCTCCATAACATCATCCTGCGGTGTTGCCCCGGTGAATTCCGAGGAGCAGTTTTCCTTTACGATCTGGAAAATCTGATACCACAGGTTATTGACCTGTTTCATATAGTTCTGGGACATGGAAACATACGGCGAAGCAATGGCTGCCCCTGTGGTAGGGTGCTTTGCCAGAAAGCCGAATTCAGAAATAGCGTGTTCGCACTGAATCCATCGGCTGACCGACATGGCATAATTTCGGATCAGCTGTGCGCTGACCAGCTTTTCGCATCCACGCTCTTTGAGCCATTTCCATGTTTCTTCAAAGATTTCTGCGGCATCGAACTCCTCACCGTTCTTCTGTTTGTCCTGCATATAGCTTTTCGGTTCAGGCATCTCCGCACCACTCAGGTCGGTGCTGTCCGGCAGTTCCATTACGGTAAGGGTTCGTCCGCCCGGATTTCCGTTATCCAGTTTTTCTGCGAGGGATTTTGACTTTCTGCCGCTCCCGGCTCTTGCTCCGCCTCGCATCGTTCCGTCTTTCGCCAAGGCTCTCACCATCCTTTCCGGGGACCTTGGGCAATACCCCGTTTGATTTCGCTTTTTTTGCGCACGAAGGGGCGGCACCGTTGCCCGGTGGGGGAAGCCACAGAGATTCCGACCGCCCCTACGGCCTGCCACCTTCGCTGTTACAGCAAAAATTCCGAGAGAACAAAAATACCTCCTTTACTCGGAGGCATGAATGTTTTCATCAGAATCTTTTGGTGTGTTGTGCCATCTGTCACCACGCTCCGCATGGATGCGAGCATGACAGCTTTTGCACAGCGAAATGAGATTGTCTCTGTCGTGCGTACCGCCTTCGGCAAGCGGCAGCTTGTGATGGACTTCCAGATCGGAAGAGCACACGTCTGAACTCCA